GGCGAAGGCGATGGCGATTTCCTCTGCCATCTTGTCCGCCAGGTCGATGATCGCGTCCTCGCTCACTTCCGAGGACATACGGGTGAGGACCATCAGCTTCTTCGCCACCAGCGAAACGTTGTCCCATCCCGCATCCGATTCCGTCCCGGCCACGTTCTCCCCCACGAAATAAGCCTGGAGGCCACCGGTACGCCGCGGGACATTGAGGGTGTCCGATCCCATCGGCGAGACCCGAACAACGCGGCGGAAGAGCCCGTACATCTCACGCAGGTCGATGATCGCCCGCTCGAGTTCCTCCGGGACCAGCGCGCCGCCCGAGGTGTTCACGCCACCGGAGAGCGCCGCACGGGAGCCGACGCCGTTTTTCCGGCACCAGTCCAGCGCGTTCATGTCGCCGTACAGCGTGGCGCGAATCCACTGACCGGCGCGGTAAGCCGCCTCCTGGCCCTTCGGGGTCTTCGCGAACGCCACGAGCTTGCCGTAGGAGCGCATGGATTCGATGCGCGTGATCTCGGTCGTGCGGATCGTGGCGCGCGCCGGCGTATCGACCTCGTCCTCGGGCAGCGCGTTGCTCGGTTGCTCACGCTTGGCGGCCTTGCCCCCGAAGTCCGGCGCGGCAGCGGCCTCGAGCTTCTTACGACGCTCGATGTCCGTGTTCATCTCTTCGACGCGCGCGACCGCCACGTCGTACTGGCCTTGCTCTTCCGCCGTCAGCGCCCGGCCGGCCTCATCGGCGGCGTCGAGCAGAGCCTCGGCGGATTCCAGCAGCGCAGTGCGCTCCTGGAGAAGTTGGGCTACGGTTTTCATCTCGTCATTCCTTTGGAATGGGCAATAAAAAACCCGCACATGGCGGGCTCGCTTTGACAGATTCCGGCCTTCGGGCCGGCGCGCGGGCTGCTTTGGCGCCCGGGCGGCAACGATGTCAGCGTCAGGTTTTCAGGAGCTGGAGCTGTTCTCTGCGCCGGCGGCGATCCTCTTCATGGTCCTGCTTTGCCGCGGCGATCGCCGCCGGCACCTTGAATCCGTATTTCGCGAGGTCGAACTGCGCGAGCGCTGCGGCCCTGACCGGCTCGGCCACCACATCGGCCAGGCCTTTGGCCACGGCATCCGACGCCGACAACCAGGTCTCCTCGTCGAGCATCGCGTAGAGCTCCTTGCGGTCGAGCTTGTCGCCGGCCTTGCGCAGGTAGCTGCTCGCCATCGAGTCCCGGATGCTGTCCAGGTCCTCTGCGCTCTTGCGCATGTCCGCCGCGTTGCCGATCGCGATCATCATCGGGTTGTGGACGAACATCATCGCGTTCTCCGGCATCTCGATGCGATCGCCTGCCATCGCAATCAACGACGCGATCGACGCTGCCACGCCATCCACCACCACGGTGACCCTCGACTTCAGGGTGCGCAGGTAGTTGTGGATCGCCATGCCCTCGAAGACGTTGCCGCCCGGGGAGTTGATGCGCACCTTCAGTTCGTCACCGGCCTCGAGCTTCAGCGCCTTCAGATCCTTGACGAAGTCCTCGGCCGCGATCCCGCCGCCGAAGAAGCCTCGACCGATCTCGTCATAGATGAAGACCTCGGTGACCTCGCCCTTCTTCGCGGCGATGCGATACCAGCGACGCTCGCCGGCCTCCGGAAGTTGGTTCCTATGCGGCATGAGCTTCTCCCATCACGAGTTCAACGAGCAGGTCCACCTTGCGCGCGCGCAACTGCGCCGCGTCCACGCCATGATCCTCGGCGAGCAGGTTGAGCTGCGCCGCGACATTGCAGTAGTGCGCCGCGGTCTCGGCCCGCACGGTCAGCCATTCGCAGAGCTTGCTGCGAAAGTCCTCAGTGTGTCCTGCCCGCTCCTCGAGGCGCACGACCCGCTCGGCGCCGACGCGCGCCAGGCGCTCTGCTGGCCCTGCCGGAGGCGCGTTCGGCGGCGCTTGCGGATCAGGCGAACCCGGTGCCGGCACAGCGGGCTTCTTGCCCACCTGGTCGGCCGGCATCATGTTCACGGGCACCAGGTACATATCTCCCTGTTTGCCCGGCAACGGATTGCGATCTTCCAAGTCCAACACGTCATTGGCGGACATCCATCCCCAATTGCGCGCCACCGCGTACGCATCGAAGCGCGTCTTGAGGTCGCCGCGCAGCAGACCCTCGACGACGTGCTTCGTGTAGAACACGCTCTGCTTGAAGAAGAGCTTGCGGTTGAACTCCTGCTCGAACCGGATGAGCCAGGGCCGGATCGTGTCCACGACCCATTCGATGTTCTGGTGCTCGATGTTGCTGAAGGTCGCCTTCGACATCTCCTTCAACTTGTGCGGCGGCATGTTCAGCCAGCGCGCCCAGTCCTCCACCGAGAATCTGCGCGTCTCGATGAGCTGCGCCTCCTGGTGCGTCGGGTTCAGGGGGTTGAACTTCATCCCCGCCTCCAGGATCGCGATGCGGTGCGCGTTCTCCATCCCGGAGAACTTCTCCGCCACCTCCTTCTTCAGCTTATCGAAGGTCTGGTTCTGCAGTACCGTCGGCACCTCGATCACGCCGGAGACGGTGCCGCCGTTCTTGAAGAACTTCGCCGCATAGGCATCCTGCGCGGAGTGCAGCCCGATCGCGTCGGCTGCGACCTGGATCAGGCCGTAGCCCATGATCCCGTCGTAACCGAGGCCCGGGATGTGTAGCACGTTCTCCGGGCGCAGGTAACGCACCTCCTTGTCCCAGGGCCGCACCTCGTACCACAGCTGCCCGGTGTCATCGCGTAGCGGCCGGGTCAGATGTGGCAGCAACGGCCAGATCGCCCTCGGCTGCCCGCGGCTGCTCCACTCGATCTCGCCGTAGGCATTGCCGCGCGCGATGGCGTGCATCCCCCAGGACTGGCGCAGCGACATCGCCGTCATTTCCGGGTTCGGCTCGTTATGCAGGAGCCAATGCGCCGGATGCTGATCCCATACATCGCGCTTCTTGCCGTCGCGTTTGTAGACGTTCAGCGGCAGCGACCCGACCGTGCCGGCGATCATCAGCACGCCGCAGTAATACGGCGACAACCTGAGCGCCACGGCTTCCGACACGCGCACGCCCGAGCTGGACTCCCGGCCGAACAGCGCCTCAAGAAACCAAGTGGCAGGCGAGCGCAGCGTCGTCGCCTCTGCACGCACAGGCGCGAGCCGGTCGATGATGCCCATTACCGGCGCATCCCGATCAGGAAGACCAGGAGCCCGATCACCATCCACGCAGCCGGCACATGGACTTGCCAGATGCCATAGCCCAGCGAGCCCAAGCCGCCGAAGACGAAGAGATCGCGCAGACCGAAGAGCGCGGCCAGCGAACGAAGAGCGTTGCGAATCCTATTCATATTGGATCGTCCTGATCTCTCCGGTAATCGGTCCCGAGGACGGTCGCACCGCGCCCCCGAACGCCATCAGCATCGCGACCATGTCGTCGATCTTGTCCGCCGAGCGCGTCTTGTCCGGCGCCATGTTCAGATTCACGTCCCGCCGCACCACCAGGTTCGCCGCGCACCATGTCAGCACCGGATCCCCGGCGTGACGCAGATTCCCGGTCAAATACGCGCGCTCGAATTCCTGCATGGCCGGGTGATAGCTCTTCGGCCCCTGGATGAACTGCTCGACCTCGACGCCGGCATCTTTCAACCGCTGCGCGAGCTGCGCCGCATTCCAGCCGTCGTAGTAGAGCCTTTCGAGCTTGAACTTCTCGTGCGCTTCCAGGATAGCGGCCTCGACATCCTCATGCCGCACCACCTCGCCCGTTGTCTGCTCAAGCGCGCCGGATGCGATCCATGTCGCGTACGGCACGGTGCCGCGGTTCGTGCGCTGCTGCACCGCCTTCTCCGGCACCCAGCGCCGGCCCCAGGTGTAGTAGACCCCGTCGACCTTCCACAGCAGCCGGAAGCTGCAAAGGTCCGTGTTGCTCGCCAGGTCGAGCCCGCCCCAGCACGGATGCTGCGCGAGCATCTCCAGGTCCACAGGCTTCGCGCATGACTTCCAGTTCGCGAACCTGATCCAGCCCTTCGCCGTCGCGCTCTGCCGGTTGAGCCGCTTGATGCGGAACTCCGCGAGGTTCCCGGGCATCTGCTTCGCCTCGATCGCCGCCTCGCGGATCTTGGAGAGCAGGACCTTGTTCACCTCGATCAGCGGATTGGCTTTGCGCCAGGCCTGCTCGTCGAAGTCGTCATCGTCGTCGTCCACCGAGAAGATGACGGCGAAATAGTGGTCCGCCTGGACCTTCCCGGTCAGGATCTGCTGCGCGAACTGGCGCTGCTCCGGCCACGGCCCCGGGGTCTCGTACCCCTCGGTGGTC